TGTGGGTATAGTGATGGGTAAGCGCCTAAAAAAAAAGCGGGATGAAATGATTGACTGGGTTGAAGGCCTGGTTACGGAAAAGACCCTAAATAAGAAAACAGGAGTTTTGGAACTCAAGGTTCAGGTTACATTCTCTGATGGAGGAATCCGCCGGGTTCGCCGGACTGAATCCTTCACCGATGAAGTAACCGGATAAAAACACAAAGCTATTAAATAAGCCATTCGGCTTCTTTTAAGGCCCCTGGATCAGCAGGACCAGGGCCACTTAGAGACCCGAATTTGACGGACACGGAGCTTTTGCGCTCCCCCGGCAGATTCGGGTTTTTTTTATTCAACTTTTTACAGGCGGGGCACCCGGCGAAAATGGCCGATCCCGCAAAGGAGGCAACAATGCCAAGACCTGAAGACCTGGAAGGAAAGAAGTTTTACCCGGCAGGAGATCTGCCCCCGGAACCTGAAGACGAAGAAGTCATCGAGGATGAGGGACACGCAGACGATCCTGGAGACAACAGCCAGGCAGGCCAGGCCGACGACAAGGCCGGCGAGGAAGGAACCCCGAACTGGGAAGAGCGTTACAAACAGCTTGAAAAAAAGCTCGGGGAGCAGGGCAACGAACTGGGGACCATGCGGCAGCAGAACCAGGAACTCCAGCAAGCCCTGCAGCAGATGCAGCAGACGCAGACTCCCGAGGGGCAGGAGCAGGCCCAGGATCTGCAAACACGGCTGCAGGATATCCGCAAACAGCTCGACGACGGGGATCTATCCCCGGATGAGGCCATGTTTGCGACTGCCAATGTCGTGGCCCAAATGTCGCGCATGGAAGCGGAACAGATTGCGGAGCAAAGGCTCCAGAAGTTTCAGCAGAACTCCCAGGCAGAGCAGATTTTAAACCAGTTCCACCGGGATAATCCGGATTTTGAAGAGTTGAGACAAACCGGGACCCTGGAGGAGGTTAAAAAACAGCTGCCGGGCCTGCATGACGATTTTTCCGCCTATTACGCCTACAAGGCCCAGGTTGCCGCAGATGAAGGCTATAAGCGCGGAAAAGAGGAAATGGAGAAACTGGCTTCAGGCGATGCGGCAGCCGGCAAGGTGCTTTCAAAGCCGGGCCAGACTATCAGACAAAAGAACCAGAAGCCGCTTACTTCGCCCAAGGATATTCAAAATTCCATGCTTGAGCGACTCAGGGCGGCAAGAGGCGGCTGACGGGCAATAAATAAGGAGTAACAGATAATGCCTCTTACTTTAACAGAACTTCAGGCGACTACCGACGATTATGTCGAGAAAACGCCCATTGACATTTATTTCACTGAAAACGTGCTGCTCTATATCCTTATGGGTAAGGGCATGATGGCGGAAAACCTTGTGGGGCCGGACTCGGGTGAAACCGTGGACGGTGGTAAGAAAATCAAGGTTATCCTGGAATACGATGAGTCGCATTCCGGGACCTATGGCAACACAACCAAGATTCCGCTTTCTAAAAAGGAAATTTACAACGCGGCCCTTTTCAGGTGGGCTGGTTATCATGCGGCAAATTCCATTGACCTGGACGACAAAGTCCAGAACAGCGGGGATGCGGCTATCGTGAAGCTGGTTTACGGCAAGCTGGAAAACATCAAGAAAACCCTTCGCAAAAAGATGGGCGAGGCTGTTTATGCGGCTGCTGCTGATGACAATGCCCTGCTCGGGCTGGGGGATCTGTTTAACACAGTCACCAGCCAGGAATACGGCAGTATTGCCGAGGACAACATGGCCGACTGGAAGGCCAATGTCATTACTGCCGAAACGGTCATGTCTTTTGCGGCCATGCAGCTTTTGCGGCGCACTGCCAAGGTGGGCCAGAACCGGCGCAACAAGCCGAATATCTATGTAACCACTGACGTGCTCAAGGATGCGTTCGAGGCCACGTTGCAGCAGCAGGCCCGGTATTCGGACCACAAGCTTGCCGAAGCAGGGTTTGACAACATCCTGTTTTCCGGTGTGCCTGTTACCGCAGATGACAACCAGGCCGAGAACACCATTGATGGTTTAAACACCCGGTTTCTTTCAATGAAGACCCATAAGGACTACCAGTTCACCAAACCGGTCTGGCAGTCTCCCATTGACCAGCCGGATGTGGCTGTTGCAAACCAGCGCTGGATTGGACAGCTGGTCTGCCGCAACCGCAAGGCCCATGTGCGGCATACCAACATGATTGTTTCGACTGGGTAAACCCAGCCCCTCTCCAGGGACTATTAGCCCTGGAGAGGGGATATCAGAATGATCGACTGGAAAATTTATAAACCTTTAAAGGAGATTTCATTATGACCACCCAGGATATTACCTTTGAAATTGGCCGGGTGAGCGTGGACGATGCGGACGGGATTCCGTTTGTTGTTCCTTACCGCTGCACGGTTCGAAAAGTGGATGGTGCTTTTGTCGGCGCTGGCACTGCCCTGGCTGAATTTACAGTCCAAAAAGACGCTGTCTTGATTGGAACCCTGGCGTTTCCCGACGCAACAGCGGCTAACACTCCGGCTGAAGCATATACTCCTGATCCTGACAACGGGGGCATGGTGTTGGAAAAGGGCGATGTGATTGTGTTTGCCACTGATGCGCTTACCACAACCGCATTTTTGACCGTTGAGCTTGATCCCTTTGCCAGAAAGGCGTAGTTGCGCCCAAAGCTTAAAATGCGGCCCAAGCGATGACCGGGCCGCATTTGCAAAACCATAGGAGCGGCAGTGGCAACCCTTGAGCAGATTATAAAATCCATCCAGGACATTGTGCAAGATGACGTGGCCTACCCCGAGGCTGACATTGCAAGCAGGATCAATGAGAGCCTCCAGCGGATTGCCGCAGGCGTGTTTATGCAAGACCGGGGCAGGCTAAGCCCGCCATTGCCGGACTTGTTTGTGATAGACACGGTTGAAACGGTTGTTGATCAGCCGTGGGTGGCTTTGCCGGAGGAATACCAGCGGGGTCTTGAGCGGGTGGAAGGCGAAAGTCTGTTTGGTATCCAGCCCCCCAGGGGCGGTGATTTTTACAGCTTCAATCTGTTTATGGACCGGGTGCCTAAAAGGGATCTGTCCGAGACCGGCGCTGTTTATATTGCGGCAGTCAGGGGAAAGCGGCTTTATTACCAGGGCATTCCTGAAAGCCCGGAAACCCTTACCCTGCATTTTTACCGTAAGCCTGCCACTTTGTCTTTGTCCGTGCCAAGTGATGAGCCCGAAGGCATTCCTGAACATCTACAAAGAAAGCTTTTAACTCATGACGTGTGCGCCGAGATTTTCGGCGAGGGTATCGAGGATGGTGAAAACAGCAGTGGTGCCGGCGTACAGTATCACCTTGCCAAGCGGAATGAGGCTTTGGAAGAGCTGATCAGGTTTATCCCGGGAGACACTACCCCGTATCATGTGCCGGAGGACGAGGATTATGCCGTCAGATATTAATATCCGGGCCTTTGTCGGAATGAACAATTTAAAGGCTGCCGGCCGGTTTTGGGCAGACGTTAAGTCGGGTGTGGTGGAACCCCGGATTGTGCTTAATGCCGATGCGGGTGTTTCCGGGGATTTGCAAAAGCGGCAGGGCAAGAGCCTGTTTATTGATCTGCCCGGAGCGCACAGCCTTTGGGCTGGCAGGACGTGCATGCTGTGCATGGCAGACGGGGTGCTTTACAGGATTTTTTCAAGGCAGGCTGTTGAGGTTGGCAGGCTGTCAGGTCCTGATGTGCCGGTAGCTTATGAGGAGGCTGAAGACAGGGTATATATAGCCAATCAGTATAATACCGGAATTTATAACCCGGTTTCTAACGATCTGGACCCATGGGGGATCAATGTTCCTGACGGCCCTATCTTGCTTGCCGATGATGGCGGGCTGCCTGCCGGGGTTTATCGCGTAACTATGACTGCTTTGTCAGGAGGGGAGATTTCCGGAAACGGGCCTGTTGCAGAGATTGAACTGGCCGAAGAAGGCGGGATCAGGATCTTAAACCGTCCGGATAACTGCCTTGTCTGGATCACTGATGCCAATGAGCCAATCTTTTACCTGGCCGGAGATGTTGACGTTGTAACAGACATTCCAACCCATGAACCTTTGCCGTCTTTTATGTGTTCTCCCCCTCCGCCCATGACGCAGCTTTGTTATGCGTTTGGCCGCATGTGGGGGGCAGACGGGGACAGGCTGATTTATTCGGAGCCGTTTTTACTGTCGCTGTTTAAGCCTACCACCAACTATTTCCAGATGGATGCAGAAATTACGGTCATTGCCAAGGTGCCTACCGGTCTTTTTGTGGGCACTCGCAAAAGCACGCAGTTTCTGGCAGGCACCGTGCCTGATGGTATGCAGCAATCTGACGCAGGGGCTCCGTCTATCCCTGGCACCCTGGCTTATGCCAATAATTTGCCCGAATTGGGCGATGTGCTGGGTACGCCGGAAAAAGGATATGTGGATGTTCCGGTATGGCGGACCACTGAGGGCATTGTGGCGGGCAATGCGGCAGGAAGGCTTTTTAATTTAACAAAAACCAAACTGCAAATGGGTGTGCCTGCCCGGGGTGCTTCATTGTACCGCACCATGGGCGGGATTTTTCAGTACATTACTACATCACCGCTATCTGACGGCGGGGATGCGGCAACCAATAAAGTATTTACCACCGGGCGGATTCATTCCTCCACTGCCGGATTTGGTGATTCGGTGGATGCGGAGATCCGTAAGGGTGGGGTAACTGATTAAAAATAAGGAGCTTTTACTATGAGCAACCAGTTTCCAATCAATCCTTTCATCCCGGTAGAGGACCAGCCGGACCTGGCCTATGCCTTAAAGCATATCCGGGAATCTGCCCTGGACTTTCTGGGCCTTGTGACTGCCGAGCATTTCAGGGGCGGCAAGCTGATTTCCAGGGAGACAGGCAAAAACCTGTTTACCGTGGAAGGCAGAGCTTTGATCTTAAACGTGATTTTTGGCAGCACTGCAAAGCCAGACGGTGTTTATGTCGGTATTTTCAAAAACAATGTAACCCCTGTTGCAGGGGATACAGCGGCTGCAAGACTTGGGGCGTCCGGGACTTACGGAGAGTGCCAGGATGCTGATTATACGCCTGAAACCAACAGGCCAGCTTATACCATAGCCACAACCTCTACGGCAGATTGCACCAATGAGGCGGCAAGGGCGGAGTTCACGTTTTTGCAGGCAATAAGTGTTTATGGGGCGTTTTTGACCACGACACAGGCCAAAACAAGTACATCCGGGGCTCTGGTTTCAGCCAAACGGTTTGATAGTTACAAACCGGTTGAGGCTACTGACGAGCTTGCCGTCAAGTACGAGATTGCGGCCACCACCAGCTAAGGACTGATTAATGCCAAGAAAGAATTTTAAAAACTTTGGAGACCTTCAGCAATATGAGTATGTCCCCGGCGTCATTGACTCAATTGACGGTGAGGCAGACACCTGCTCTGTGATGATCGGGGAAAACTCGTATACTGACGTCCCCATTTATTACCACTGCAAGCCGGATTCTCCCGAGCGAGATAACGGGGCCATTGAAGGGGCAGCAGCGGGCTTTGCGGTCGATGATCCGGTGGTGGTTTTGCGGCAGCGCATTCCCGAAGAGGTGGCCGGGGATTTTGAGCAAAAGCTGTTTGTCATCGGGCATAGGTGGGGGATTAAAAAATGCGATGGCTTTATTATGGTGGTTTCATCCCAATCCGGCGACGAGGCGCTTGCATGGGACATTGAGACCAACTCCCTGCTAATCGGCAAGCGCGAACTGTCCGAGGTCGAGTCCGAATTGTCGGCGATGGGCTATACTTCTCCCGTTCAGGCGACGGCATCCGGGCAGTGGGCGTCTGAAGAGTATCCCCCGGGCAGCGCAGTTGCCGATCAGCCGGGCAACCTGCCAACATCTGTTGGCGGGGCCATCTGGACGCTGTTTAACGGGACAAACCCAAATACCATCCTGCCATATAACCCGGATGGGGAAAGTTGGAATTATGAGGCGTATGTGTCAGCAGGCGGCGGCACAGCCTATGGCGCGTATTTTATAATTGCGGCGGGAGCGTTCGGCGATCTCGCCGGGTGGAAAGATGGTGATTATTTGGAGTTCGGGACTGTTGCGGGGGAGGATTCTATAATCGGTCTGGCAGTCCATTCTTCGGGCGGAACGTTTAATTCCGGGCATTTGATTGGCGACATTCTTGGCGCAATTACGGAAACCTGGACTGTTTCAGTCGTGGAGGATTCTGCGGAGAACAGAAAATACCTGCACGTAGAGGGTTTGCTTGTTGGCCCGGTGTACGATTCAGGGGCCGGGCCGATTTCCCAGCGGTTTTGGGCGGACAATCATCATGGGGTTGCTTATATTCCGTGGGACATTGCGGACAATGAATATCACGCTTCATATGTGCAGCACCCTGAATTTGAAAATGCTTATGCGCCTTATTTTTTCAAGTGCGATGACGGATTTAAGCGTGCGTGCTGGGAATCGGCTTTTTTCACCATGACCGGATGCGCATGGCCTTCCAGCGGGGGCAGCCCGCTCAATTACATTCAGCGGGAAAGAGTGTTTTACAACCCCGTGTTTGGCCGGGATTTTACGGATTGGGTTCCGTTTGCCGGCAACATGGCCGCCTCGGCGGTCAACCTCTATGACTCTTTTGAGAATGGAGATTGGAGTGAGCCGGCGCAAATGATGGTTGGAGAAGAGTTGCAGGACCGGCCGGAGTACGCGCATAACCGATATGACGCCTGGAATGCCACCGGGATTGCGCAAAAACCAACCGGGGATCTGGTCTTTGACGCATACAGTTTTTGCGATTACACGGGCCGTTGCGATGAACCCGGACGGTTTCAAACGGGCATCCATGTTTTTTACCGGCGCAAAAACCTGATTTCCGGTGCATCCCGCATGTTTTTCGATTTGGTCAATGAGCAGCGGTCCGAAAACGGCCTGCCGCCTTACATTTTAAACCCCCGGTTGCAGGCAGCCGCTGAACGCCATGCAACGGACATGGCTGAAAACGGCATTCCGGGCGGGCATGCCGGGTCAGACGGGTCAACTTATAAAGAACGCATCGAGGAAGAGGGGTATTTTCTGTTCCTTGAAGCAACCGTCAATTACGCGATTGGTGAAAATGTGGCGGTCGGCAATATCCCCCTTGTTCAACCTGAAGACATTATTAACGGCTGGATGGAATCAGAGGGGCACAGGGCGAATATCCTTAGTGGCGATTACCTGGAGACAGGCGTTTCCGCAGTTGTTGGCGAG